CGCGCTACGCGGACGGCTACCCGCGGACGTTCACCCGGATCCCGGCTGCTCGCTGCGAGCCGATGTGGGACGAGGACGGCTACCGCCAGTACCCGGTCGGCGGCCAGTGGCTCGACCCTGCCGACGTGATCCAGATCGACCGCGACTGCGGCGACGGCTGGATCGCGCACGGGACGAGCGCCATTCGTTCCTACGCGCAGTTGGCCTGGGGCTTGCTCGCCGCAGGCAACCAGGCGATGGAGGTCAACCAGGGCGGCATCCCGAAGGTGTCGCTGAAGGTCACCGACGAGAATCGGAAGCTGACCGACAAGCAGGCCGGGAACCTGCAGGCTCAGTGGCAGGAGAAGACGCAGAAGCGGAGCGGTGCGCCGCCCGTTCTGCCGTACGGCCTCGACTTCGAGACGTTGTCGTGGAGCCCGAAGGACATGGCGCTCCTCGAGACGCAAGAGTTCAACGCGCTCGCCCTTGCAGCTGCGTTCGGCATTCCTGCCGTCCTGCTCAACATGGCGATCCGCTGGGGGATGACCTACCAGAACCCGGGGATGCTGGGCGAGATGTGGTGGCGCTTCGAGCTTCGCCCGACGGCGAAGGGGTTGGCCGACGCCCTGACCGCTCAGGCGCTACCGGCAGGACAGTGGTGCTGGTTCGACGCGACCGACACCTTCCTGCAGATCGAACCGCAGAACACCGCCCAGGAGACTGCTCCTCTGGCGACGGAGGCTGACGACCCGCAGGAGTACGCAGTCCAGCAGGACTCATCGACGGCAGCGCCGTCGCAGGCAGAAGCTCCAGCGGTGGCATCCGCCTCGCCGGCGCAACAGAGTCAGGCACCACACCTGACCGTCTTAGGAGGGAACAGATGAGCGACGAAGTGCAGGAGGAAACCTCCGTGGAGAACGGTGGGCGCGAGGTTCTCGTCCGCACGTTCGCCGTGGAGCAGCAGTCCCTGGATGGCCGGACGCTCTCGGTCCGGGTCGTCCCGTTCGACGAGGTGGCGACGGTCGCAGATCCGCCCGACTTCCGCCCCTACAGGGAGCAGTTCGTGCGCGGAGCGTTCCGCGCCCAGGAGAACGCCGCCCACCGGATCCGGCTTCGGGCGATCCACGACGCGGAGGTCCTGCAGACCGGCAAGCGCACCTCTCCGATGGCGAGCGTTGTCGGCAAGGGTGTGAGCCTGCGTGAGACGGACGGCGGGTACGAGGCCGACTTCCGCTTCCTGAACACGCCTCAGGCCGACACGGCGCTGGAGCTCACCCGCGAGGGCGGCTACGACGGCGTGTCCGCCGAGTTCGTCCCGATCCGCACCGTCCGCACGAAGGACGGGATCATGTCGCGGGTCAAGGCCCACCTCGACTCGGTCGCGCTCGCGCTCGGGCCGGCGTACTCCAAGGCCGAGATCCTCGCGCTGCGCGAAGGCCATGAGATCGTGGAGGACGAGGAGATGATGCCGCCGCAGATCAACCGTGCGCTGCTCGAGCGGTGCGCGAAGCTCGGCATCGACCTCCCCGAGGGCATGGCGATGCTGCTCAGCCGCGCCTACACGGAGGCGGCGTGGGACGGATCCGCGTCCCGGTTCAACACCGCGGAGTCGTACTGCTCTGCCTCGGCCATCGACCGCAACCCGTCCGGGGCGCCGAAGCAGAAGAACCTCTGCCATCTCCCCTACAAGGAGCCGACCGGCGAGATCAACGTCAACGGAGTCCGGGCCGCGCTGTCGGAGCTCGGCAAGGGGAACCCGCAGGACGCGACCCCGGCAGAGCGCGCTGGCGCGACGACGAAGCTCGAGAAGATCCTCGCGTCCTTCACGTCCAGCAGCACCGGTCAGTAAGATCTTGAACTGCCTACCGCAGATGGCGCACCTCGAGCCAACGGGCACCCCGACTCAGCTAGTCGGCACCCCCGACATCGACACCCGCCGCGGGACACAAAACGTCAATCTCGGAGGTGCAGCACCATGTCAGTAACGACCACCCAGGCTGAGATCCGCCTGGAGACGCTCCTCGACGAGCGCCAGGTCATCACGGAGAAGTGGGAGGCACTGAACGGCAAGATCAACTCCCGTGAGGACAAGACGCTGTCGGAGACGGAGCAGGAGCACCAGAAGATGTACCGCGAGCGTGTCGAGGCGATCGACGCCGACACGGAGACGCTCTCGGCGGACATCATCTCCACACGCGAGGCGCTCGAGAACGCCGCCGCCCTCCGGCGCAAGATGGCCGGCTCGGACGGCACCATCGAAGAGGGCGAGGACGGCCAGATCGTCTACCGCGACTTCGCCGCGTACGCACGCGACGTGATCCTCACTCGCGGGACGCCCGAGTGCAGCAAGATCGCCAACCAAGCGGGAGGCGAAGAGGTGACGCTGAAGGCTCGCGAGCGCCTCCAGCTGCTCAAGGCGAGGACGCCGGCGAACACGCTCTCGAGCAACGTCGCCGGGCTCAACCCGCCCGACCACATCGCGCAGATCTTCCAGATCATCGACAAGAGCCGTCCGCTCGTCGCGGCGTCTCCGTCGACCGGTCTGGTGCGTGGCACCATCACCTACCCGCAGATCACCCAGAAGCCCGTCGTCGCCGTCCAGGCGTCGGAGAAGACCGAGGCCGGCAACACTGGGATGGTCGTCGCGATGGACACGGCAGCTGCCGTCACCTATCTCGGCGGCGGTGATCTGTCGTGGCAGTCCCTCAACTGGTCGACGCCGGACGCGCTCCAGTTGTGGTTCGACCTCGTCGCAGCGGACTACGCGCTGAAGACCGAGACGGCAGCAGCCGACGCGGTCATCGACGACGGCCAGACGAACATCATCTCGGACGTGTTCACCATGGGGTCCTCGGACTTCACCGCCTTCCTGAAGGCCGTGGGCGAGGGCTACGCCAAGGTGTACGCGCAGTCGCACCGGATCGCGGACACGATCCTGCTGGCCCCGGACGTGTACGGGTACCTGATCGGCCTCACGTCGACCCCGCAGCCGATCTTCATCAGCGTCAACGGCCAGAACATCGGTCCGCTGAACGTGATCGTCTCGAGGGGACTCGACTCGGGCACGGCGCTCGTCTGCGACCTGGAAGGCTTCCTCGTCGCGGAGACGCCCGGTGCGCCGGTCGAGCTCCGTGTCGTCGAGCCGGCCATCGGTGGGCTCGAGGTCGGGCTGATCGGCGCGTTCAAGTCGGTCGTGGTCGACCCCGGTTCGTTCGCGCTTATCTCGGCAGCTTCGTAGGGCCGAGAGGCGAAGAGGTAATGGGAGGCCCAGTCATCCGGCTGGGCCTCCCGTCTGAAAGGAGACAGGATGATGTCGTATCCGCAGCCGTCCTCGACCACGTCAGCGAACGTGAAGGGACTCATGCCGCCGAAGAAGCTCAAGCCGAAGGCTGCTCCCAAGCCGCACGTCATGCAGAAGGGGAAGTGAGATGACGCCGTACAGGGAGCGCCGCGAGAAAGGCCACTACCACCCGGACGGTGAGACGCCGGACTCGACTCACGCCCACCATCTGGCCGGACTCCAGACTGCGACCCCGCTGCCGCAGATCACCGCCTCATCGGGCGAGCCGACCGTGAAGATCACGAAGAACACGTCCAAGGGCGTCTAGATGGCGACCGTCTTCTCCTTCGTCGACTACACCCCGCCGGCGCGGTACGACGACGTGCCCTGGACTCATGCGCTGATCCAGCAGTCGTCCGCTTTCGACGGCTCGTTCGTGCAGATCGATTCGCTGGCGCTTGACCCGGTAGACGGCGACCCGGAGCATCCTCAGGTCAGGAACCTGACGACTCACCTCGCGAGCAACACGCCTCAGCAGTGGTACCGGATCGTCTGGTCCGACGCGAGCTCGGGCACATCGTCACCGACGACCCCGATCATGGACCTCGGCTTCGACGTGGTCCCGTTCACCACCGTCGACGAACTCTTCCGCATCCTGAAGGTGAGGACTCCGTCCGCCGATCAGACTGCCGCCGCGAACCGCGTTCTGCTGGCCGCCGCGCAGGAGATCGTGTCCGAGATCGACCTGAGGTTGCCCGAGATCAGCGAGCCGGGATACCAGATCTGCGCGACCGTGAATCTCGATCGAGCCGCCGACCTGTGGCGTCACACCGAGTCCGCGCCGGGGATCCTCGGGATCGTGGACGAGGCTGTCCCGACCGTTCCGGGTCGCTACTCCTGGGCGCGGTACGCCGCTCGCCTCTCGCCCCTGAAGGATCAGTGGGGAATCGCCTAGATGGCACTGGCGACGAACACCGAGATCCTGCAAGCACTGGCGGGACAGCTGGAGGATTCGATCCAGGCGAACACCGATTTCGACGTTCACATCGAACCGATGTGGTTCCCCATCGCG